CAACTCTTAGTGAACTCTTTTTGTAGTCCAATAAGAAAGATACCGTAGAAAGGCTCTGAAAATATCAATGTCTTTGATATTCTAGAGAGTTGATCTTGTATTGTTCTCATGTTTAATTGTTTAAAATATATACCTTATAGTATTCCAAGGTATAATTGATTGATGTAATTGTTTAAATTCTTTTATATACTCAGCTTTCATACCAAGTTTATATCGTATATTTTCACCACCGTACTGTGAGCGCTTAACTTCTTGTTTATCTAAAACCCACAAGTCTACTTCTGTTTCAGGGTGTTTCCCTAAGTTAACTGTGTGTTTCTTAAAGTTGTGTGTAAGAAAAATACATTCTGATAATACTTTGTCTTTGTTTTTTACATGCATATCTACTAGATTAAATAAATCTTTATAATCTTTTAGCCATCCATTATATACTATAATAGGGCTATAGTTAACATGTACATCGTATCCAGCGTCAACAAATCTATCAATTGCGTGTAGTCTATCTATAATTTTAGATGTCTTAGGCTCATGTAAATCTGATTTGTGTTGAGGCATAAGACTAAATCTTATACGTATTTTACCTTGAGGGTTAAACGAAAGAAGACTGTCATTAACATATTTTGTTGCAAAACTGCCCATAGCAATAGGATGATCTCTGAAAAATTCAAATATCTTTTCCCATTCATGGTGCTTAGCATGTAGTGCAAAATCCTCGTTACAACTAATGTCGTATGTTGTAAGTTCAGGATGTGTTTGATTAGGTTTATCTACAGGTGTAAAGAAAGCATGGTTATTGATAGCTGTTAGTATATCTCCTGTGTTAGTTGCTACGTCAAGACCTTTATCTTTATGTCTTTTCATATAGCAATAAGAACAGTTATACAAACAACCGTAACCAAAGCTTGGACTTATAAAATCTGTAGATCTACCTGAAGGTCTAATAAGCATAGACTTTCTAGTGATCTTTTTTATCATAGTCCTAGTCTTCTTTCTTCCATACGATCTTCTAAATATGCATCTCTCATGCGGTCATGAAACTCGTAGTCTTCTATAGGCTCTGAAAATTCTTCTTTACATTTAGGATTGTCACAGATATAAACTTCATATCCTTCTTCATCTATAGAGTCGCTGTAATCTTGCCCACAGCAGGGGCTTACTAAATATGCCATTTGTTTAATTGTTTAATTGATTAATAAAAAAGAAAGGAGCGGACTTACATGTAGATCAGGTACTCTACAATGCCCGTCTAGCCGGGTACATTTAAGAATTACCTTAAACGCCAAAAAACTAGTCCTAACNTATAATTGTTTGATAAGATCTACAACCTCATCTACTTGCTTTTTGTTTCTTGGCATAAAAAGCACATAGTGATGATTGTTATCTTTAAGATGTTTTTTGAATAGTTTCCATCTTAGTGGGAAAGACTCATTTGCATAGCCTTTTGTCTCGATAATAAATTTACCGTTTGGATCTACAAAATCAGGTGTGTATGTAATAGGTCTGATTTTAGAGCCTTTGTTATACAACTTTTTAGCTGTACCTTCATAACATGCTTGAGGGTAAACTAAGCCTTCAAATATTGTAAATGTAGTTTCTTCATACTCTACTAATATTTCAGCTTCTTCTAATTGCTTATAACAATATAATTCTAAATTAGATTGAAAGTTTTTACCATCATAAGTAGATTTTTTAGCATTCTTTACTTTAGATCTTCCAGGCTTTTTAGTTCTTCTTTTCCACACCATAATTCATGATATTAGTTTGAAGGTACCCTTCCAGACCTCTATTCTTATTCCAGATAAATGCTTGTCCACATCTTAATGTACCAACATACCCTTGAGTTTTATGCCAAGCGTCGTTCCCACATATAGAAGGTATAAATCTAACTTTAGTTCCCATGTATTCATTCAGCATTTCTTTATGCTTATGTCCACAGTGCACCTCTCTAACTTTACATCTACTCCACATTTCAGGTTGTTCTGTAGCAATTAATAAAGGTAATTCTTGAGCTTTCTCTTTGTCACCGTGTGTAAACATAATCATATTAGTCCCATACTCATAATACTTACGAGTATCTAAACTATTATCTATAGTTACATTTTTATTGTTAGTATACATTGCATCTAAAACTTCTCCTACATAAAACATGCGTTCAAAGTCATGGTTACCTTGCACAACTACAACATCTACTGGAGCAAACTGCGATAAGTAATCAATTGCCTTCATAACTAAATGCCAATAACCTCTAAAAGATTGTCTCCACATCATATGATCTTGTTGAGGCGTTCCTTTAGTAGTGGCTCTAGAGTAACCTTCAGAGTTAAGACCGTCATTACCTACAGGCAATAAAAATCTATCTATCTCAAGTCCATCAGCTTTTCTATGTAAGTCTACTATAGCTTTCATATAATGATCTTCTATAGTTCCTGGAGAATCATCTGTTATCTTACCATAATGTATATCAGGTAAAGATATTTCATAAAGGATAGGATCTTTTGGTTTAGAATATTTAATCTTCTTAACTTTATGTGAATGAGATTTAATATAATTTAATAGCTCATCTTTAACTTGTGGCTGTTCATGCCATTGATTATGCGTTACTATACTATATCTTTGCTCGCCCATCATGTTTTGCCAAAATTTAACTGACTTAACATCCGCCATAGTTAATCCATTGTCGAGTAAATGTTTTGAAAATGCCTGACTTTGACTTAGGGCATGCCCATTGTCATTGTTCATTCTTTCTTGTACCCACTCTTCAGAAGTTACTAGTTTTTTACAATCTTTAATAATAGCTATATCTACTTCCCATTTATCAGCTAACCATTGTGCTCCTTTTTTTAAAAATCCTTTTTTTGTTCTTAGTTTTTCAACAATCTCATCTCTAGTCATCTAGTATAAAATTTAAATTAGTAAATGCATTTGTATTACTAACTAAGTCAGATGGATCTTTAGATTCAAAACTAGTCGGTATACATATGTTATTAAAACCATATAAATCACAAATTTTCTTAGCCATTGTCTGGCCAGGATTATTCACTTTATCGAAATCATTATCGTATAAAACATCTATTTGTTTAAACCTAGATTTTAACTCATCTACTAATTTTTGCTCAGGAACTTGCATTTCGCTTTGCATCGCAATTGCATTATACCCTGCAGCGTGTAAACATATAACATCTTTAAGAGATGATGTAATGATTACCCTCTCACCTTTATTTGGGAGTTGTTTATAGCCTTGCACGTCTGTCTTTTTTGTATTGCTTAGCCATTTATTTTTAGTATCATAAGGAGAATAGATTTTATACCTATTATTGAATCGAAAAGCATAACTGATTGATTTACAGCTAAATCTATTACTGTTAACCCAGAAATGACTAATTGGTTCGACAGCAAACTTAATTAATAATTCTTTACTGACCAAATATTGAGACCAAAACTTCGCATCTTCTTTAGTCCAAAGTCGATTTTTCTTTCTAATAATAACTTGAGACTCAGTAAATTTTGGAGTTTTATCTTGTCTGTACGCCATATAACCCATAGTAAAATTAATAACATCGTTCTTTGGGCTTAGACCTAAATTAAAGTCGCAATCAATAATTCTAAGAGCTCCGATAAAAGAACACCCATATTTGTATTTTACATAGTTAAAACAATCAAAAGCATGCTCAGAACTACCAAAATCTTTATACAGTAATCTTCCATTATAAGGAATTATTGAAACAGTTGGAGAATTATCTTTACGTAGTTCACTTTTAAACTTTTTACGGAGTTCTAAAAAACTAGGACAGTAATACTTAAAAATGTCATACTCAGTAATTTTACCAAGTATGACATTTGTATGTAAGTAATCTTTACTATTCCGGCTTTTAATAGCCATTATTAGAATGGTAAATCGTCAGTTTGACCGTTAGCCGCTACAGGCTCTGCAGTCCAATCTTCATCTTCTGCTGGAGCATCTGGTGAAATTAGTTCACTAGTTGGTCTATGTGTACCCCAAACTAGATCAGCGTTAAAGTCAGCATTAAAAGAACCATAATCATCATTAAGTGCTTTTACAAATAAATCATTTCTTTGAGGTTTTACTCTACCAAAATATTTAGTGTAGACTTGTTGATACTTATCATCTTTTACACCTATAAGAACTCTAACTTCATTATCTTGAAGAGCAGTTATTAAAGCTTTAATTTCTGCTAAATCTCCGTTAGCTATAGCATCCATAGTATCAAAAGATACATCATCTCCAGATGCTACATTAGCCCACGCTTTAACAAAGTTAATTAATGTTTCTTCTCCTACATAAGCTTTTCTTTGACCCTCTGACTTCCACCACTCGTAACTTGGTTCATCTGTAGACCACGTAGATTGACCAACAGCATTAATCCACTGGTGTTTTCCTTGTTGTGAAACTCTAGGAGTATTTGTCATTAATATTTCTAATTTGAAGTTACCATCTCTATTAGAAAGCCAAAATACAACTTTATTGTAATCTTGGTCACTAAATGATACTTTATAATTAGGTTCTTGTTTAACATTAATGTCCATTGCATGTAATTCTGCCATTGTTGGATTTACTGCTAAAACTTTTACATTTGTTAAACCGGAGAATGTTTTTATTCCTCCTACTACTTCTGTTGTACTTGCATTACTTTGTATTGCCATTTTTATATATTTTTATTGGTTAATTAATTATAATTCAAACGTATTATCGTCTTCATCTTCTAGTTCTTCTGCTTGCTGCTCTTTTACTAAATCTAAGGTATCTTCAAAAGTTGGAAGTTCTATTTCCTCTTCTTTTGTAGCTGCATCTACCCAGTCTTGTTCTTCAACTTTACTTGTAGTAGCGTCTGCTTCAGCTTTTAATAAACTTTCTGCAGGAGTTTCTAATTCTGTAGGACTTAACATGTCTATAATAGCTTCTTGAGTTTGTTGCATTTGATCTTTAACTTCTTCAACTGACTCAATAGCTTCGTCTATAGCGTCTTCTAAAGTTATTTGATTAGGATCTACAGTAACTTCTTCTGCTGTGTTTGTAGTCATATCATCTACAAAACTAAAAGATAAAGTTCTCTTTCTAGCTGGTCTTCTACCTTTAAGGAGTGGATGTTTAAACATCTCATCTACTTCCCATGGTTTAATCCCATACTTAACAGCCATTTCTGACTTGTTTACACCGTCTTTAAGATCTTGGTCGATCATAGAAACAGTAATTTTTGCAGGAGTTTCACCTGGTGTGACTTGCTTTTTCATTTCAATCATTTTTTTTGTGTTTAATTAATTAATCTATAAATATTGATGACCATTTCATAGGTATAGTCTGACCTTTTAAGTGGTCGCATCTAGAACCTGCAGTTACATCATCTAAAGAGTTAAACGAAACCATAGTCTCATCTCCTTCTCTATATATATAGCCTACAGCATCTGCATTAGCGCATGTAATTTGTTTTATTTTACCAGTTAAGTCAAGATCTTTAACAGAAACTTCTTTACCTTTCTTTTCTAGCATCTTATCTTTTAAGTGGCCTACTAGTATAATTCTATCAGCAAGTAAATTTAATCTATCAATCCACTTTTTGTATGCCATCCGCAAATATAAATAACCTGCGCCGTTAGGCAGTGCTAATATTGACATACCTGGATTTTTTGTATCAAAATTTTTACCCATAGGTGTTTGCATATAAATTTTTTTACCCTCGGCTTCACACCACTCTTCTAGTTTAGATATAGTGTCAATAGCAATATACTTATATGGTTTCCCTTGTTTAATTATTTCTCTACCTACATCAGCCAGCTCTTTAAGGTTAGTTACTTTAATTTTTAAAGCATCAACCATATCAGAACCGTCTTCTAAATCTATAATTAAACAGTTATCTAACTCTGATAGTATTGTAGTCTTACCTATTTTAGGTGGACCATATATTATCATATTCTTAGGCGATTTACGGCTAGCCTTTACCTTTGTTTTTGGTAATTCCATATTATTTTCTTTTTTTGTATGTGCTTTCTCAAGCATTTGTTCTACATTATATCGGCTTTGTGGTCCCATATTATTTAGTTTTTAATTTATTCCTTAAAGTATCTCTTTTAGATTTTAATCTTGAAAGCTCATCTTCATTATTTTTAAACCTTTTCATTCTTTTGTCTGTGTAGTTTATCTCGTTTAAGATTGCTACTTTTGCTTTGTTTTTGGCATTCCTTTTGCTCATAATTTTTTAAATTTTTAAGTAATTTTTCATTTTGATCCACTTTTGTGAATACTTTAATTAATTTTTTAAACATTATTTCTTTCTTTCGTTAATAGTAAATGTTGACATTTCTGCCTCATACGGTATCATACCTAATAAGCCGTCACGATTTTTCTCTACGTGTACAGCTAACAGTTTAATAGGACTTTCTCCACAATATGTGTCTGTAATACCATATAAATCATGGGGCCTTTGTAGCATTAAAACAACATGTGCATCTTGACCTATACTGTCACCGCCAAACAAATCTGTTAGCAATGGCTGATACTGCGCTTTAGCACGGTATTCTTGTTCTATGTTACGATTTAGCTGTGATAAGAGTATATTTATACACCCTATCTTAGCTTGCATCCACATACAACCTTTACTAACTTCATTTAGCTTTTGCAGTTCTTGGTCTTTACCACTAAGAATTAGTCTAGAATGGTCAAATACATTTATAATAGTAGAGTCTGGGTAATTATTTGTTACCTCTATATTTGTATTTTTAATAAACTCTATGTCTCTAGGTATATTATTAAAGTAAATAGGATATTCATTATACTTAATAACTTCATTCCTATACTTTTCATACTCCTCCTGTTTTAATGTTTCTTGTACTGATAGCAATTCACTAACTTGCTTATTTGCTCCTTTTGCACCAGCTCTCAGTATCTGTTGATAGCCAGGCATTTCGAAGCTCCAATACAATACAATTAATTTTTTGTTTTTGTTATTGTCTAACAAGTCAAAAATCATTTGGTTACTAAACGCTGATTTACCTACACCAGGTCGTCCAGCAACAACATACATTTTACCAGGCTGCAATCCTCCTAGTAAATTAGTATTCAATCTTTCCCATTTAGTGGGGTACACACGTCTCTTTCCATACATACCAGTTCTAATCTCTGTTAAAGATGTTGATACTGATTGTTTTATACTTTTAAATCCGTGTTTTTTAAAGGGATCTTGTGATCCGTGAGGCAGTTTCTCTTGTGTCATGTTCGTCTAAGTTTTCATACTTTTCCCAAGTATGGTTATTAATCCAGGTTTCTAAATTTTGTAAATACCCAAGGTTATCTCGTTCTATTTTTAGTTGATTGTCTAAACATTTCATTATGTTCCTATGTTTATACATTTTATCTCCAACTATTCTTTTATACCTTAGTTTACATTTCAAATTAGCCTTAGCATCTGGATCCTTAGCATGTAACACTCTAGTGCTTCTATTAGATGTTGTAACTTTCATTGGATATGTAGATATAAGCTCAGCGAACATCTGATCAAAATCATTAGAAAAAAGATCTATGAACTCTTGTCTAATTATATGATGATCAGATGTTTCACCTAACTTTATATATCCAGCTTCTTGTAACTTGTCTAAATTTGGTTTAAGATTAAGATTGGGTATATAACTATATTCTTTCTTATATAGTAGATATAGGTAAGTAAAGTCATCAGCAGACATATTTGTCTCTAACAATATTTCGAAGTCTATATCAATTTTCATGGCAGTAAAAACTTATAAAAGAATTTATTATACTTTAATTTTAATCTGTGACAAATATAACAAACTATTTCATAGTATACAAATTTTCTAAACATTATATTGTCCATACTATATTGTTTAAATTTCTTACTGCATTTTTTAGCCATTTTTCTTCTTGACTATCTTTAACATATAAGATTATAATTTCCCCTACTTTACCTTCTTGAAATCTTATAAGTCTACCTACTCTTTGGATCATAGATAGAGATTTACTAGTAATACCACATATTACCCCCATGTTAGCGTCAGGTACATCAAAGCCTTGATTTAACGCTTTAGTAGAGCATAACACACTGATCTTGTTAGTTTTAAAAGATTCTAAAGCTAACTCTTTTTGCTTTTTAGTCTTCTTAGAATGGTAAGACATAGCATTGGGAGCTATAGAATTGCACAGTTCATCTGTAAAGTTATTTGCACCACTAAAAACAAGAATTTTTTTATTTGTATTCTGCTTATAAATCTCTTGAAACTTAACTATTTTACTAGCTGCAAAGTCTACAATTTTCTTTCGTTCTCGTATGCATCTATAAAATTGTACTGCTGCTTGCTTCTGTGAAGGTGCCGCATTTACGTCTCCTAATATTCTTTTTGCTTCATTAAAAGCGTCAAATTGACCAAGGCTAAATTTGTAATATAAAAATTTATTGTTAATTTTTTTATAACTTTCTTTCTCTTTACTAGTAAGTTTAACAGGTACACAGGTAATATTATAAGGACTAACTATACCTAGCTTAACACATTTATCTAAAGTTATAGAGTATGCGGTAGGTGCTAGTTTTTTTAAAATATCTCTGTACTCTTCCTCTTCAGGCAGTGTAGCAGTCATACATAGTAGTTTATCGTACATATTGTATTTAAAAAACTTACGATACTCAGGACTTAATCCTAAATGGACCTCATCACAAATTACAATACTATACTGTTCACCTTTTAATTTATAAGCAGTTTGATAGCACAGTACTTCTATATTATCTAAGCAGTCATCAAGACCCCATTTTACAAACTCTTGTTTAAACTGCTCTTGAAGCTGAACTGTAGGCACTAGTATAAGTGCTTTACCCCCATCTTTAACAGCATAATGTACAGCTAAAACCCCAACTCTCGATTTACCAAAACCTGTACCCGCAATAATAGAACCTATAAACCCTTGACCAGCCCAGTTATTAAGGGCTTTCCTTTGTTCTTTATCTCTTATTTGGTTAATCTTTTGAGTCACAGCGCTTTCCATAATGTAACAGTTCTGTTAGTTTCTTTATCTTTGTATGTGCCATCTGATGTAACCATCCCTAATCCAACTAGTTCTGTAACTCTGCCTGTAACTCTATTTATATCCCAACTTAAAGCCTTAGCTATCATCCTGTTTGTAGCCTTACCTTTAACTTTTATTATATCATAGACAGTTTTTCTCTTACCATCTAAATTCTTTAGCTTTTTAAGGGAGCTTACCTGTGTTGTTCTTATCATCTTTTTGTATTTTTAAATGTTTACTAATAATGCTACTTATATATGTTTTACTGTGTCCTAAATCTTTACTCATCTGTATTAAACTTAAGTTTGATTTTGTTGTATAGAAATAATCTATTATCCTGCTCTCTGTTGAGTTAAGGAGAAGAAAAATATTTTTATCTTTAATTCTTCTTTTATAGTATCTTATAAACTCAACACGCTCGTTTTCATCTTGAAGTATATTAAGATACTCTGCCGTATAAGGCTCAACTTTCCCACTGTATTTCCACAATTGATCTGCAGTCATATCAATAGGACCATTATTTTTTTCATAGTCTTGTTCGTCTAATATTTGTTGTGCTACGTGGTGTTTTACTTTCATAGTTATATATTTTAGTTAAAAAAGAGGTGAGTTGAATCAGACCGATAGCGAGGAAAGCCCTCTTTAGCATGCTATCTATTTGTAACAACCCTTGGCATAGGATTTAGCTACTTTAATACCCACCTCTTTTATATTATTTCTCCCAACAATCACTAACTGTTACCTCAGCTTTTAGCAAGCCATTGGTTACTATCTCATTAGCTGCATGCTCCATTAAACCTTTCATATCGATTGTCCATTGATTTACATATTCATTAGAACATATAGTATCTATCTGATCATGTACAGTCATTACTAGTTTAACAGGAGC